GGACACCGTATAAGTTTTCCACCAAGTATAAGCCGTACTTATTTATTCCTTCTAATAAATCCACCGAGTACACAAACCTTAAGGGTGAGTACGTCGGACGCGTAGACTTTGACTCTATGTACGAGGCACGTGAGTTCCTTAACCAGTATGACAATGTCAGCGGCATGAGTATTTATGGCTTGGCTGACTTTCAATACATGTACATCTATGATAACTATAAGGGCACGATCCAATATGATCCGGCCCAAATCTCTGTATGCTCTATCGATATCGAGACCAGTATTGAAAACGGTTTCCCAAATATCGAGACGGCTAACAGTGAGATTACAGGTATTACCATCGGCCGCAATGGTAAGAAGATTTCCTTTGGTTGCGGCGAATATAAGGAGCATAAACCCAATGTCACATACTTTAAATGTAAAGATGAAACCGCCCTCCTCGAGTCCTTTCTGGGAGTTTGGGAAGGACCTGAGTTCAGCCCTGACGTTGTCACCGGCTGGAACATCGAGTTCTTCGACATTCCATACATTATCAACCGAATCAAACGTATACTCGGCGAAAACGCTGCTCTCAGGCTTTCGCCTTGGGGGATTCTCAAAGAGTACCGGGTGCCTGTCCGTGGACGTGAGCAACTAGCATACACACCGGTTGGTGTCACTATTCTTGACTACATGCAACTCTACAAGAAGTTCACGTACGTCACTCGTGAGTCGTACAAGCTCGACCATATTGCTATGGTAGAACTTGGTGAGCAGAAGCTTGACTACTCAGAGTACGAGAACCTGGATGATCTTCGTCTCAATAACTTTCAAAAGTATATGGAATACAACATCCATGACGTGGAACTTGTAGAGAAGCTTGAGGACAAGCTGAAGCTGATCGAGCTGGTCTATGCTATGGCATACGATGCTAAGATCAACTACAATGACTGTCTTGCATCCGTGAAGCAGTGGGATATCATTACCCACAACTACCTGATGGATCGTAACATCGTTGTGAATCCATTCGGTAAATCTAATGATGGTACACTAGTCGGCGGTCACGTCAAGGAGCCTAAGACTGGTCTGAGTAAATGGGTTGTGTCGTTCGATCTTAACTCCCTTTACCCCCACCTTATCATGCAGTACAATATCTCCCCCGAGACGTTTGTTACTCGCTTGAATGATAAGGTGACGATCGACGACCTACTTGTTGGTGGCGCAGAGAAGTTCGGTGAATATCTTGATAAAACGAACTGTGCTCTCGCCGCCAACCTTTGTATATATTCGAAGGAGAAACGTGGTTTCCTCCCTAGCCTGATGGACCGTATGTACAATGATCGTACTCGTTACAAGAAAGAGATGATCGAGGTCAAAAAGCAATACGAGAAGTCTAAGGACAAGAAACTTCTCAAAGAGATTGCCCGTCTTGATAACATGCAGATGGCCAAGAAGATCCAGTTAAACTCGGCTTACGGTGCACTCGGTAACAAGTACTTCCGTTGGTTCGACATCAACCATGCTGAAGCAATCACTATGTCTGGTCAGCTATCCATCCGTTGGATCGAGAAGAAGATGAACGAGTATCTCAACCGTCTCTTCAAGACCGAGAACATGGACTACGTTATCGCATCAGATACCGACTCAATCTATATCACGCTTGAGTATCTGGTCCACATGATGTATCCTAACGGTGCAGCAGATGTCGATATCGTAAAGTTTATCGACGAGGCATGCCGACAAAAGATCGAACCATTCATCGATCGTGCCTACCAAGAACTTGCAGACAACATGCATGCCTATGCACAGAAGATGCAGATGAAGCGTGAGAACATCGCCAACAAGGGTATCTGGAAGGCAAAGAAGATGTACATCCTCAACGTCTGGAACTCAGAGGGTGTGCAGTACGACAAGCCAAAGCTCAAGATGATGGGCATCGAAGCTGTTCGTTCATCGACTCCTCCGTCATGCCGTGACTCTATTAAGAAGTCCCTTGAGATTATCATGAACGAGGATGAGGCAACACTTCACCAGTATGTTGCTGACTTCCGTGTCAAGTTCAATACACTTCCTTTCGATGAGATTGCCTTTACCAGTTCTGTGAAGGACATGGAGAAATACTTCATGGCCGGCCAGTTCCAGTCTGGTTGTCCCATCCACGTACGTGGGGCCGTGGTCTACAATAAAATTGTCAAGGATCTCAAGCTTCAGAATAAATATGAAACCATCGGCTCAGGTGAAAAGATTAAGTTCGCTTATCTTAAGAAGCCGAATCCTACAAAGGAACATGTCATCTCTTGCCCGTCTACACTCCCGAAAGAGTTTGGTCTAGAACCGTTCATCAACCGTGAGTTGCAGTTCGACAAGGCATACATCAAACCTATCGAATCAATTATCAATACCATCGGCTGGCACGTAGAGAAACGTGCATCATTAGAGGATTTCTTTTCATGAGTAATATTACAGAACTAGACGACTTCGACTTCGGCTTTACATCAGTTAGCGATGACGTGTTTGCCCAGGCAGAGGCAGCAACACAAGAAGGTCAACTCAAGGCCGAACAAATTTATAAGATGGTCTTGCCACTTTTAAATAATCTTGTCAAAGACGCAGACAAAAATGCTTATATCCATTGGCCAAATAGAGCAGCTAAGATTGAAGAATTTAAGAAAAAGTTGCAGACTGTCATCAATTCTTGATGTACATTATTCATATTTCGTGCTATACTGATAATACAAGGAGGACATATGTCGGATCTATTAAATAAACTACGTAAAAATACTACAATCAAAGACTCAGATATCTTATCAGACTCTAAGTTTTTTAATGCCAAGGACATGGTGCGTACAACCGTGCCAGCAATCAACATTGCGCTAAGTGGCAAAATCAATGGTGGTTTCGTGCCAGGTCTCACTATCTGGGCAGGTCCATCAAAGCACTTCAAGACTTCGTTCAGTCTCTTGATGGCCAAGGCATATATGGACACATACGAAGATGCAGTGATGCTCTTCTATGACTCAGAGTTCGGCACGCCGCAGTCATACTTTGACTCGTTCGGCATCGACACATCTCGTGTGCTTCATACGCCGATCACTGACGTTGAGCAACTCAAGTTCGACATCATGCATCAGTTTGAGGAGATCAAGCGTGGTGACCGTGTCATTGTAGTGATCGACTCAGTCGGTAACCTTGCCTCGAAGAAGGAAGTCGAGGATGCACTGAAGCAAAACTCTGCTGCTGACATGACTCGTGCGAAGCAACTCAAGTCACTGTTCCGTATGGTTACGCCTCACCTTAACCTTAAGGACATTCCTATGATTGTGGTTAACCATACCTATCAGACCCAGGAAATGTACTCGAAGGCTGTTGTATCTGGCGGTACAGGTATCTATTACTCAGCTGATAATATCTTTATCATCGGCCGTCAGCAAGAGAAGGACGGCAAGGACGTTACTGGTTATAACTTCATCATCAATGTTGAGAAGAGTCGGTTCGTTAAAGAGAAGTCCAAGATTCCTATCGAAGTATCGTGGGATAAGGGTATTAGCAAATGGTCTGGTCTGATGGACATGGCTCTTGAGTCTGGCCATGTAATCAAGCCAAAGGTTGGCTGGTACCAGAAGGTTGATATGGAGACTGGTGAGATCCTTGACAAGAGCTATCGTATGGCTGACACATACGATTTCGGTTTCTGGCATCCAATTCTTCAGTGTGCTAAGTTCAATGAGTACATTGAGAAGAAGTATGCAGTAGCTGCAGGTTCTATCATGCAGGCTGAAGATGTAATTGAAGATCTAATACTAGACGAGGACGATTGATGAAAATAGAAAACGTTATCTTTGGAAATCTTGTTAATAATGAGGAGTATGCTCGTAAAGTAATTCCGTTCTTGAAGTCTGAATATTTCACTGATAATGTTGATCGTACTATCTTCGAGTTAATCGATGCGTATGTTAGTAAGTACAGTTCGTTTCCGTCTAAAGAAGCACTAAGCATCGATCTTGATAATAAAGGTGGCTTGACTGACGATCAGTTCAAGAGTGCTGAAAGTATCATTGCCGATCTTGCTAAGAGTGATGACCGTGACGTTACCTGGCTGATTGACTCGACTGAGAAGTTCTGTAAAGACAAGGCTCTTTATAATGCTCTCATGCAATCAATCCAGCTGGTTGACGATAAGAAGGATAGTATTTCTGTAGGATCCATTCCTCAGATCTTGACCGATGCTCTGGCCGTATCATTCGATCAGAGCATCGGCCATGACTTCTTGGATGATTCAGATAGTCGGTTTGACTTCTACCATCGTACAGAGGTAAAGATCCCGTTTGATCTTGACTTCTTCAATAAGATTACCAAGGGTGGATTGCCACGTAAGACATTGAACATTGCTCTTGCCGGCACAGGTGTGGGTAAGTCATTGTTCATGTGTCACTGTGCGGCTGGTAACCTGATGTCTGGTCTTAACGTGCTGTACATTACCATGGAAATGGCCGAAGAGAAGATTGCCGAACGTATCGATACTAACTTACTTGGTATGACTACCGATGACCTTCGTGATCTTCCTAAGACAACTTATGATACACTCATGGGTCGTGTCAAACAACGTGCCAAGGGTAAGTTGATTATCAAGGAATATCCGACTGCGTGTGCTGGTTCGGCTAACTTCCGTCACCTTATCAATGAGCTAAAGATCAAGAAGAACTTTACTCCTGATATCATCTATATTGACTACCTGAATATCTGTATGTCGTCACGTATCAAGGCAGGTTCGAACGTCAACTCCTACACGATGATTAAGGCTATTGCCGAAGAACTTCGTGGTCTGGCAGTTGAGTGTAACGTTCCTATCGTATCGGCCACTCAGACAACTCGTACAGGTTATTCATCATCTGATGTCGGTCTCGAGGATACGTCTGAGTCATTTGGTTTACCGGCCACGGCCGACTTCATGTTTGCCCTGATCTCATCTGAGGAGCTTCAGCAACTCGGTCAGATCATGGTGAAGCAGCTGAAGAACCGTTACGGTGATCCAGCCACACACAAGCGGTTCGTCATTGGTGTTGACTACTCTAAGATGAAACTGTACAACACTGAGGAGTCTGCTCAAGATGATCTTGTTGATGACACACCTATCTTTGACAAGTCGACTGCTGGCCAACGTTATGAGAATGACTACAAGCCAGCATCAAAATTTGACAAAAACAAGTTTTCAGGATTTAAGTAATGGACTTTGAAAAAATGTCAGTCAAACCTGAACCACAATGGTCGGTTATCAAACCGCCAGTCTACAAGTGGAAATGTCAACTCCATCCAGGTACATACTGGATGGTAGAGGACCACCGGGTTCCTAATTGGTTTCATCGTAAGATGCAGCAACTTTGTTTTGGTATTGTATGGGAGAAGATTAATGGTTAATTATAAGATCGTGAATGACAAGCAGATGATTGATATTGGCGCCGGTTATGTAGAAATTGGTGGTGACATCCTTGAAACCAAGACAGACCAGATCGTTAAACGAGGTCTTGGAATTCGTAAAGCTAAGGAACTGGTTCGCCATTTGAACTTTGGTGGTGGGTTTGATGGATCTACTCCAGCATTTTTTTTAGCGGAAAGCGCAAAAATGTTGGATTCTAACGAAAAACGTGTATAAATATACCACACTATGTGGTGCGTGGATATGCAGTTAAACTGTATAAGATAGGCAAGTGTCTTAATTGACGAATGGAATAGGCAGGGTCACAGGTGGGGTTCCTCCTGCTACACGCATGATGGGCGGCTTTCGGGCCGCCCATTTTTTTGTCTCCTTTAAAAATAACGATGTACAAATTATCAAAACTTTGGTACATTGGCTATTCAATAAGGAGAAACTTCATGTACACTATTCAATTTTTCGACACAAACAATAACAACCTCGACACCTCTTCACCTAAATTTCCCACTATCCAACTACTCGTCGATTTTATTAATCAAAACCCTAACCTCGAATATTCTATTATTCTTTACAAAAACCACCTCGTCGCCTTCGAACTTTCCGACATTATCCTTAATAATAAACCTCGTCCCAAATTCGTCAAATTAATGTCTCACTTATCTATCACCCTCGACACTTATATCTCCCCTTGGCAAACTAAAAAATAATTCATTATTTTGAAAATAACTGTGTACAAATTATCAAAAGTGTCGTAGAGTGAATAATAACGAATGGAGATTTATATGACTGCTTTTACAAAACAAAATTTGGTTGTTAGTGGTGACTACGTATTCTATCAGCCACACACTGATAGCTACTGGGAAGATCGCAAGTTCGTTGCTCGTTTCAAGCACCGTGGTCCAGTTACCAAAGCTAAGTTCATCAAAACTCTCATCAATAACTACTCGGTTGAAGAGTACTTCAATCGTCTGGCTGGTGCTTATAACCCTAAGGGTGAAGCTCCTCTGCAGATCTTGATGAACGATAACATCCTGGTATTTGATGATGTAGCTCGCAAGTTCACCCTTCAAGGTAAGGTTCTCTAAAATAACTGTGTACAATATATGCAAAATGTCGTAGAGTGAATAATAAGCTAAGGAGATTGTTATGAATACTGCGAAAGAATATTGGATTGTTCATGTCGAGCACAGTCAAACAGATATGAATACGGTTCTTGTAGATGCGCCTACCCGTGAAGAGGCTGAGGCGATTATTCGTAACAATGGTTGCACTGCTCGGTATATTACTGTGCTCCGGAATAAAGTAAAGGTTGTTAATTAATGACTAGGTTTGTAAACAGGTTCGTAATCTCTGACCATCATCTTGGTCATACGAACTCGTGGGAAAAGTTCAAGCTCGAGGACGGCAGTCCTTTGCGTCCGTTCACTTCGACTGAAGAGATGAACGAAACTATGATTGAACGGCACAATGCCAAAGTGAAAGAGCAGGACACTGTCTACTTTCTTGGTGATGTGGTAATCAACAAGAAGTATCTCGAACTGGTAAAGCGCATGAACGGTCGTAAGATCCTCATACGTGGTAACCATGATATCTTCAAGGA